ATGATTGTGAGAAACGGTGGAGTCAGCAAATGTGTGATAACCACACTTGTGACAATGTTGGTGATTGTCGGAATACAAAGAATTCGCATCCGACGAACCACATTCTGGACACGGTATGTGCCTTACAAACTCTGAAATTTGCTCATTCATTACTGAAAAAGCGGTATGTGATTTCTGGATGTTCTATTTTGTATTGTTGAATGAACTTTTGATTGTCCAAAGCCCATTCATAAGCCTTCCATTCAAGATCATGTGCTTCCTGAAGATTTAGCTCGTCATCAAATATTTCTGACAAGTCATTACTTCGTTCAGTCCACATCTTGTGCGTCCGTTCAATTAACTCATACGCTCTATCAGGATTTTGCTCTTTCAGAAGATCGAGATTTGTCATTTTAGAGGAGCCATTGGATTGGTATGCTTGCAAAAGAACACCAGGGTATGTTTAATTTTTCGCAGTATTTTGAGTAAGTAGTCTTTGACTTCTTGCTGATCGTATTGAAGGGTGCCTGAAACACCATGCGAAGATCAAGTTCAGGATTTTGTTGTTTGACTGCCTTGATCTTGCGTCTGTCTGCTGCATCCCAATATCCTTTGCACTCTAAAATTACGCCGTTAGGAAGTACGAAATCAGGAGTATAGATATGAGATATAACATAATCGACCTTGGTAGATTCATATTCGTATTTGACACCCAGATCAACGAGCAGGTCAGCTACCCGCTCTTCGAGACCTGAGCGGAAAGCCATCAGTCATCGATTCCTTTTTCGATGATCTCCTCTACGATTTCACTGATAGCTCGACGCATCTCATATTTGAAATCATTTCGGTCTGCCTTGTATCGAGTGGCAGTCAACTCAGGCAAATTCACGGTCAGTGTGCCTTTGTACAGCCCAGTGGCTGCATCTTTTTCTACGTTGAATTCAACCATCAGAAATCATCCTCATCGGGTTCGGAATCAGCAGGAATGACGTTTGGCTCTGACTGCTTGAAACCTTGAGTCGTTCCAAACAAAGCAGCAGCATCATCAGTTGACATGTCACCGATATCAACACCAGCTCCACTACTCAGTGAAACCAATTGAATTGCCTTGAGTTTGAGGGATGTACCGTAAGCATCACCAAAGATGTAGGGCTTCTGATAGAAAGCCAGCTTGACCTTGGAACCACTACGGATATCCAGGGTTTCAGTAATTGTCGTACCTTCAGTGTCAATAATGGGTGGCTTGAGGTCTTCCTTCCAGCTGAACTTGACTTTGTATTTGTTTGCAGCAACCTCTTCCCACGGCTCAGGCTTCAAAACGGTTCGTTTTGGATTCTTTAGTTTTGATTCAGCCCACTTCAGGGCTTCAACTCGGTCTTCTTCAAGACGGTCAACCAAGTCCTGATCGATGATTGCATGGAGAGAAAATCCATGCTGGGAAGGTGTCATGACAGCCTGATATCCATCAAGGACAACAGGTTGCTCAGTTACGTAGGTGTTTCTTGACATTAACAGAAAAAATAAGTGGATTCAATTACCGACTCAGGATTAAGTGTGCCGATAATAGGTGGATCTGATTCAGCTCCGATCTGTTCAGCCCATGACTTCAGGTAGTCATGTTCCGCAAATAAGTACATGTATGTCTCACGAACAATGGCTGAAAGAACAGACATGTCAGTAGCACGACAAAGAACCGAGTCGTGTATGAGGGAAATCGGAGCGTTGAAGCGTATTGCAGATAAGTGAAGGAGGCTTGCATCAAGTGAATGGATTAGGTTGGGTGCAGTTGCGTTCTTATGATGTGATTTATCGACTTCGTTCTTGTCACCAGTTGCAATGAAAATGTTGCAATCACCAAGCAATTGAAGCCTAATACGTTCAACATGTTTTTTCATCAACCTCTGTGTGACAACAAACCCAGATGGTGTGACCCATGTGAGTTCTTTCAAACCTCGGTCGATAGCGTTACTGACTTCTTGCTCAATCCATTTCATGACCCTCATTGGCCCAGGAACGATGACATTCATTGCATCCCTTACTGCTTTGACAGTTGCAGTTAGGTCGTCTTTATCTACTTCGACACCTTTATCTTTCAAAGCTTCACGTATGTAGCCTCGATTTGAATAAGGTTTAGCATTGTAAGGAACAGTCATAACTGTTCTTTTGGTCAGCTTTCTGTCGCAGTAAGGTTTGACACTATCAGGAATGTTTGGTTTAGCTTCTTCAGCTATGACCTTGTATGCATCCTGTGGTTTATCACCAGGCAAAACATTAACTAACTGGGCAGTACTTGCATCCCTGGCCAACCCTGCCAGGATCTGTAATCCACTGCAGGTGGCGTCAACGGCTATTGGCAAGTTTGTGTAATTGCGATCACACAACATGACGCAGTGGTAGTACTCATCACAGGCAGCAAGGAACTGCCATGGTTCGTCCATACTTTCCCATGTGGATAGGTTGCCGATAGGGTCAGTTGCAACAGCTGTAATCAGGCTGTGGTTGTCGTTTGTCCAATCCAGACGCTCGTCAATAGGTAATTTGTCATTACCGGCTGTGGTGCTGACTTGAAATGACAACCAGCGTTCTGCTTCTGGTGTCATCAATGCTTGTCGATGAAATTTAAGCAGTGATTTACCAAAGTCTGTGTCTTGTGGTGTGAGAAATGCAGGGATTGGATAACACCTCCCCCGATAATCCAGGCTCCACGGACAATAGAACTTTTCGTACTTCTCAAATACATCAACAGCATTCATTGTCATCCGTGTACGACACGAACGCTTGAATTGCTGTGCATTGACGTTCATCGCCTCTGCTGCCCTCCTACGGTAGTCCTTGCGAGACTCCGCATTGTTTGCGATGTCTACGGGCTTTGGTGGCAGAGGTGTCTCAACAACAGGGATAAACTTTCCAACCGCAATTCCCCTCTCTTGCAGCGTCCTTGCGACATCAACAATGAAGGGGTTGAGGGTGTATGCAACCTTCTGAATGTGGTTCAAAAAGTTGATTGGGGTTTCTCCCTGTATACGGTGCCGGTTACCGCGACGAACCATTTCGTAGCCCTTCATGACCTCATTGAGGATGTAGCCACCCTCAGTGCCATCAGGCTGCCAGTCTTTAGGTTCAACGATCATTGGCCAGGCGATGGGGCTGAATAATTCAGCCGTTGCCATGACTTCGTCTTTGATGGCCATGAATTCAGGTGTCGGCACCACATAAAGCGGTGTTTTTCGACCCTCTTGCCGTTTTTCTGTCGTGAACCAACCGCTGGCCTGACAAATGCAGTCCAACAGCCAGCCACCGAGCCTGACCCTCTGGGCACGACCCCACGTTTCCCACATAGGCACGTCGTAACGCTTCATTAGCGTTTTGATGATTGTGACCTTTTGGTCAGTGCCACAACTTTGGTGCCAATAGTTCTCCTGCAGTGTGTGCAGCAGTCCAGGCACTTTGGTCTCGTAGTGGCGCAGCATGCACTCGTTTTCGACAGCTTTACCAATAGCGTCAGTTACATATGCAGCTTGGTTTGCCTTTGGTTTAGTGCTGAAGACCTTATCAAAGGTAACTTTGCATGCAATTAATGCGGCTGCTTCTGCATCTAAATCGTTTAAGTACGTGATGATTTCTTTGAAGTTGACACCTGCTGTGCCCTTCCTAATCCTTAAACGAGTTTCATGAATGTGCTCGACCACAAGAGGAACAAGGTCGCCAATAGAAGCCACGCCGTAGACACTTGCGCTTGCATAGCTTTTGTCTTCAAGTTGTTGTGTGTTGTTGTGGAGTTTTTCTAAACCCCGCTTGATTTGCTCTCGCTCAAGCTTAATTTGAGCGCCGATATCTTCAAAGGTTGTCAATAAGAATGCGCGTTAGAGTCGGTGAATAGACTCCTACCGAAGTGGAGTCGTTGCAAATAAAGAAGGGTCAGGCATTCAAGCCCGACCCATACGCAAGTGAAACTTAGTCGCTCAGGAACCTGAAACTAGCGCGTCTACCAATTCCGCCACATCCGCGTGTGGATTCCAGCGATTGGACTCGCTGAGAAATGTCCCGTTCGGACTGAAAGAAGGTAGCACAGCGCACCCAGTAGTCACGCCTAGATCGCAGCCATGGCCTCGGTTAAAGCCGTGTCTGTGGTCTTTGCATAACGCAAGGTGGTCTCAATGCGTTTGTGTCCCATCAGCGTCATCAGTGTCCGCATCGGTGTGCCTGCTTCCGCATGCCACGTAGCGAACGAGTGCCGCAAACTGTGAAACACAAGGGACTGATCCAGGCCGCAGTACTTGCGCACCTTTTTAAAGGCAAGCAGTAACTGGTCTTTGTTACTCCATTCATCCCCAAACACCCTGACGTTGGGGTTCGCGTACTCAAGCCGCTCTGAGAGCAGTTTGGCGATGCGGTCATGAACAGGGATGGCCCGGTAGTTACCTGGCTTGGTGCGTTGGTCAGGCCGTCCACCAACGTGGATCAGACCAGCACCCAGGTCGATGTCACGTGCCTTGATTTTGAGCAGTTCGCCTTGACGCATGCCTGTATAGGCAGCAGCCAGCGTGATGTCCGCGATGTCCTTCCGGTCAAAGGGATCCATACATGCAAAGACGAGGCGCTCAACTTCGTCCTTGTCGAACCACGTCAGCCGCACCTCATCCTCCTTGCGTTTGGTAAACATCGGAGGTTTGTTGCACAGCTCACGACGTGCACAGTGATTGAGCACGGTTGAGACAGCAGAAGTCACACGATTGATGGTCGCGTCACTCTTTCCTTCCTCTTCTAATTCCACACCAATGTCTTCCATGACGGTGATGTTGATGCGGTTACAAGGGAAGCTCAGTCCTTGATGTCGGGTGAAATGTCCACAGTTGATGATTGCAGGCTTGCGCCCTGATCCATTACGCCACGTTGGACGTGTGCGCAATGTTTCTTCTACGGCTTCACCCCAGGTGAATTGTTTAGCCATAAATGATGGTTTTCATTTGTTGAGCAAGTGATTTGCCGCGAGGCGTGAGCTTGAGTGTTTGACGCCTGCGGTTAGCTGGATCTACCTCCTTAGTGATTAGGTCAAGGCCCTCGGCTTCACGTCCGAGACGACCCTTACTAAGAATGTCCGTGTTGCGGCTGGATGACGCTGTGGTCAGGCCCAGCTCCTGCTCCATGGCCTGCTTATGGCAGCCATTATGTGATGCCACATACAGGAAGCAAGACACGACCTGGCCTGGCATCTCACGGTCTAAGAGCCTGATCAGCTCAAAGCCCGC